GATTTCTCCATCTACTTTGACCCCAGAGTTGTACGTTTTTACAGTCACCTACCCAGATAAATCTTTTGTTTTTGTATCTAATGTGTTGTGCTGACTGTCTACCTAATTGATCTTCATAAGTAGCAACTTGAACTGGATGGCCATTGTAATCAGCTATTCCATAGTTAAAGAATTTAGCTGTTTCCTCTGTGATACCACGCTTAGGAAGTTCTTTATGGGTGACAAATTTTATTAATGGTTTAGTCACTGGGCTAGGTGAGTAATAAGTTTTGCGTTTGTGTTTCTTTTCTGTTGGTGCAGGTCTTCTATAACTGCAGCCGAAACAGAAAGCATGACCATCTGAATAGACAGCAAGATTATCTTTACTGCCGCACTCAGGGCATGGTTCCTTCCTGACGTACTTGTTTTCTGTCATTAGTTTTCCATTGATGAATTAATAGCTGAAGCTCTTTGATTCTTTGCTCTGCAAATTCAATGCGTTCTTTGGTATTCACCTTGGTGTTCTCCAAGTATCAAGTTGATCAATAAGCCACTCATATTTAGTGGATTCAACTAAGCAGAATTTGCAAGTTTTTATTTGCCATCTAAGGTTGTAAATCCTTTCAACTTTTTCACAGTGAGGACATTTAATATTTTTGCCATCACTACCAGCACGATCTCTTTTTTCTATCAGTGCATAGTCTTCAAGCAGGATTTGCTTTCCGTTCTTTACACTGATGTGTTTAATACCTGTGATCATGTTTTATACCAATCAGAAGGAATAGTTTTATCGCACCAGAGGAAGCCATTTCTTGTAGCCCAAGCGCCATAGGAAATGCTTTTCTTTTTACGTGGATTAAGTTTTGTCTTAGCGTTTTGGAAACAGAAACGTATATCTAAACTGGGATTTGCCGTCTTAACCGCAACCATTTTTCTTCTGTCCTCTTTTGAGAGGAAGCCTTTAGTTTCAATAATGATCCCGTTGTTAAGGATAAAATCAGGCTTGTAACAGCAACTGAGGATGTAGTCCAACTCAAGGGATTCATAACTAAAGGCAACTTTATTTTTTAGTAGGGTAGCGGCAATTCCAGCTTCAAATTTACTTCTGTACTTTTGTTTAGAACTCGTCTGCTGCAACGTTTGAGACTGGCATTGGGCACTCTTGACTTGGAGCTTGTGGCTCTTCCGTTTGAAAGCCATACCCAGTTGCACTTCTTGCATATTCCACGTGATTTTTAATCATGACTGCTTCGATCTGGATCTTAATTCCAACTCCAAAAGCAGGCGTCTCCCATCCACTGCAACGAAGGTTGACTTGTCCTGTCGTGCCTGGACCACATTTATTAACTAAGGTCTTTTGACTGTCAGACATAAGAGAACCATCAGCATTAAATAAAGCTGGTGCTCTGTTCTTCCATACAGTTCCATCAGGTCTGCTTCCACCTACCTTTGTCTTGGCTCTGATCTTGAAGTAACCCTTGGTTTCTCCTCCATCAGTAACTTCTTCAAAACCCCAGGGGAGCTGAGCAAGTTTGAATTTCTTGTTAGGACTGGCTGCTTTTAACTGAGCTTTCCATCTATCAAGAAGACCAGTTAACTGGCTTTCAATTTCCTGTGAATCTTCTTGTTCAACAAGGCAAGTGATTCTCCACTCCCCCATTGGATCAAATTTAGTGTCTGGTTCTACAAGCCATGCGAATTGGAATTTACAAAGTGGAGTAGTAACACTTAGGACTTCAGATTTAGGATTCATTTGTGAGAATCTGGTAGTAGGTCGGTTGTAATCGCTTGAAAACCTAGAAGGTCTGTCATGCGTAAGAGTTATATTACTGTTCATTGTTCCCTTGTCACTCCTCTTTATGAAAATACATAAGGAGCTGACATAACTTCACTAATATGTAATTCTCCCATGTCTAATGGTGATGGTAATTTAGCTGGATCTTTTAATTGTTTGGCAGCTTGGTTATAAAGATCATCTAATACATAGTCCTGATAAATTTGTACGAAACTTTCTTTAGCACAGTTAATAAAGTCTTCTATATCTGATGCAGGAGCACCAAAACAATCATGGATAGTTGTAAACTGATTTAATCCTTTTGCTTTTGCTTTTTGCAGGGCTAAATGAACATTAGCAGCATCTAAACTATGAATAAAATTAGCAGGAAAGCTTTGAGTTGTTTTCTTTTTATCTAAGTCTTTTGTGTTTTCCTGAAGTGAAACTAACATGCTGCTGGAACCAATCTTAGTCTTAATTCTTTTACTTTTAGTCACTAAATAGTTCTGTTTAACAAAGAATCCAGAAGGTGTAGTCCACTCAATCATTTTATCTTCTTTAGCAAAGCATCTAGCAATACCATTCAGATAATTCATAACATTAGAAGCAGTAGGACATACATTATCTACTGATTCTTTTATCTTTATTGCAAGGTAATGATAATGTTTAAAACTATCAGTACCCCATGGAAACTCTATCTTTTCTTTTGCAACATAGTCTTTAATTATATTAGAAATACCATAGACAGTTCCTGAATAAGGTATACACATAATAGGCTTTTTGATTAACTTTCTTGTTATTAATTCCTTGTGATTGAACCAGTCTTGTGCATATATACTGTCACTATCTTCAAGGTTAACTATTAAATTTGTTCTTATATTGTTATATAAGTCCTGTGGTTCTTCAGAAGCAAGAAGATTTACAGAAGCAGCAAGATCTTGATCAAGAGTTAAAGCAGCCAAATGCTGGAAACCATTATTACTACCATCCAAAAGGACAGGATGCCTACTAATAAAACCAAACCCTTCATCATGAAACTGACTCCATTCCAAACACCAACTAAGGAATTGAAACGGATTATCAGCTTTAGACCAGAGACCTACATAACTTTCAGGATTACCAGCAACGTCAATGGCCATATGTTTACCTTCTTTATATGCCCACTCAATTCTTTCTTTAAAGCTTTTTTTATTCAGTCCCCAGTGATTTGCTCCAGCAATACCTAACCAGCCAGCATCTTTTTCATTTTTAATTGGACCTCCTTCAGCAAATTGATGAAGACCCCTGGATAAATCTGTTGTCTGTGGGTTGAAGGTACCTGATACCGGATAAATTCGTCCGGTAAAATCTGCCTGTGCTACATGCCAAAAGGAACCAGTACTAAACTTTTCTGAAGTATCTAACATCATCATGCACTGAAATCTTTTAGCTCTGTTATGTGCATTCAGGTCATGGATAATAGAAGCCTGTCTCCTCCACTTCTTACGAGTTAAATCATTAGTTGCTATATCAAATGGTTTAGGTGGTAAAGGTTCAGGTTCAGCATCTATCAGGCAGCCAACAGGAGTATTTGTATTCCAGCAGTAGTTAGCTATTTCTAAAACATTTTTATTAACTGACCACTCTGTATTTTGTAAGGCATTAAGAGATTCATAAAACGCTTTAGGTCTTTTATTCCTTAGATCATTTAGATAAATAGTGTCAGGACTTTTTACTTCCTTTATTCTTCTCAGTCGTTCTGAATAGAAACCACCATCAGGCCAATCTCTAGGTTGAATTAGACAAGGCATCAGCAATGGATAAGCAGCTAATCTATTTGTCTTCTGCCTTTTAATCCAGGCCATAGACTCCTCTGTAAATTCCAGATAAGTCTTCCTAGTTTTGTTATGGAAATTGCCCCTAGTGACCATCTTCACAAGGCCAACAGAGTGCATCAGCATTTCAATCAGCTTTAGTCCTACTCTTAGCCTGTCTTCCTTGTTCCATCCTTGAAATTCATAACCCTGATTACGCATATGACCCATCATCATGGTTCTTCTATAACCTGGATGTTTGGTATCTGATATGTGGTCTTTTAATGCCTTGAAAAACTTAGGGTCTCTTTCTTCAAAGACAGAAAATCTAAGTTCATCTTCTAATAAATTACCAATCTTAATAGCAACAGCAGTAGCAGTAGCTTTTTCACTACTGACAAGATCTAAAACAGCTTTCCAAGTGATGTATGCAATTACATCTGGATTAGGAAACTTCTGTATT